CCACCCGCCTTGATATCCTCATAAATATCATAACCACCTTGGGCGACGGCTCCCGCTGCACCAAGAGCCCTTGTAGCTTTACCCGCGGTTTCCTCAGATAATCCTAAACCTTTCATACCCTTTTTCAACATACTTCCCTCCTCACCATTGACTTCATCCGCACCGACGGTCACTGATTCGTGAGCTTCGGCTGTCGGAGCTACATCGCTCGTGCCAGTTGCAGCGGTGCCCTCGGGGGTGGCAGAAGGAGCGGGATCCGATGTAGTTAGCTCCGGAGTGGCTCTCGATACTTCACCGCTCTCACCTTGACCCACACGAATATCACCATCTATCCCCGCTCCTTGCCGTTTCAAGTCATCGAGAGCCGAAGCTTTGGACGCACCCTTGGCTCTATATTCGTTATAATTCTGGACTGCTGTTTTCATCGATGCACTCCCCATCAAGCCCGTGATACCATCTTGGACTTGGCGTAAGGTTTCATTCTCCGTAATACCCGTCATCTTGCCTTGAAGATCTTTATGGAGATCTGTGATCTTTTTGGCGATAAGCTGGTTATGCTCATTTACCGCTTGATCTACACGCTGTTGAGCTTGATTCCGCATATTACCCGCAGATATGTCATTGACATCGCCGATAAACAAATCCATTTTATAGGATTACTAATATTATATTATACACGCGAAAAAAGTTAGTAAATCCTCTCGGTAAAGTTTTTATACACTTGCACTGGATTTTCGGAGAGCTTCATATACATCATCATATATTTCTCCTTATGCACATCGTTGTAAAGTCGGATAAAGTTGTCTTCGCCCCCCACAAGTGAGCCATACTCTTCGGCTATTTTTTCAAGCTCCTTTTGGTTTTGCTGACGAGCAATAATCACATCGGTGGCGTTGTTACGGATCATACCCGAGACCGCTCTGAATGTCTGTGTGGCTATCACATAAAAGTCTATGTAATGGCGAAACCTCGTCGAAAAGAAGCTAACGGCGTTATTTTTGGAGAAATCCTTTGTCAAGACATCGTCCAATACCAGAGCAAAGGTGGGGCGATCCTTTTTCTCCTCATACTCACTCTGGGCTTGTTTTATCTCTTCAATAATCTTATCTTCATAATGGTCGTCGCAATCAAAGTGTTTGGATAGGATCTTACCCTTTGAATCTGATCCCAGCGTCGTGCTGACTATTTTCACGATATCAAAGCGATCCTTGTAAAAGTCGGGATTACAGAAAAAATTGACGAGAAGGTTGCTCTTACCGCTACGGACTGAGCCGATGAGTAAGCAAAGGCTCGGCATCTGTGGGAGGTTTTCGTGCAAAGTGTCAAACTTATTGGTTTCTTCTACATCTTTTACCTTTCTGATAACTGGCGGAGCACTCATTTACAAGAGTATTACATTTTTTTAATCTATCAAAAACTTATCCAAGAATGGGTGTGTAATATTACACGCTTTTGGTAATATTTCTGTCAAAAGTATATGGAAAACTATATTTGTATATAGTTATACAAAAAAAAACACCAAAAGCGTGTAATACTACACGCTTTACTTAAAGATAATTGTCTAACATCTGTTATGGAAGAAAAATCCTTAGAAGTCTTGGTGAAACCGACCTATTATACGCTATATCGTGAAATAATGGAGAAAGATAAGTCAAAAGTCAGTGAGATAAGGAGGAATATCAACGCTGGTCGGTGCCAAGAGACCAAAGAGGTCATAAATCGTTATGGTGCTTACATAGAAGCCAAGCGTAAGGAGACTATCGAGAGGATAAAAAAACACAATACCCAAATAGCTGAGCTAAAAGCCAAGCACACGGCAGAATTGTATAAAACACAGCGAGAGATACACGAGAAACAATCCGAGAAAGATCGGTTTTTTATAGACTTCATCAAAAACCTTGACCCTAAAACAAAACGCCAAGCCCAAAGTGATTATCACGAAAGGTTCGGCACTTTTATGTAAAAACCCGTGTAGCACTACACGCTTTTAGAAGCAATCGGCGTAAGGACCCGCCACATCTCGCCAACCTAACTCTTTTTTGAGGTTCTCCTTGACTTCCTTGTGATAATTCTCAACTTGCTGAGCTTGTTTTTTCTTCGCCTTGCGTTCCTTCCGCAGTGTGTCATACTTCATAATCGCTTCAAACTGAGCCTTCTCTATGTCCGCCCGTGTGATCGTATCGGTTCGAGCGAGAGGAGCACCCTTATCCTCCTTAGGTTGTGACCTCTTCTTGATCTTTGTTTCAATCTCTTCTATCTCCATATCTCGCTTTGCCTTTAACAACTCCTTGTGCTTTGCCTCCTTTGCCCGTTCTTCATCCTTTTTAGCTTTGTTTTTGTGAGCTTGGAGCCTCACCTTTTTCATACGCTCACTCATAGCCTTTCGTTGTTCATCAGTGTATTGGCGTGGTTTCCTCACGCTACCATCCTTGTTATACTTCACTGGCTTCTCCCTACGCTTTTTCACTGGTGCCTTCGGTTGTGGTTCGGGCTCGGGTGCGGGGGCGTCTCCAAAAATAGCCCCGTCATCAATGGGTTCTTTATCCATCATCGCTTTCATCTCCACGATAGGTGATGGCTCTTTTTCGTCTTGTAACTCTGGCACATCGGTATAAACGGCGGGTTTTTCATCTTCAACAAAATCTAGCTGTAATTCTGGCGGTGGATTACTCATTTATAATGAATAACACAATAAAAAACCTTGTTAAAAAAATAATGAGTAATAATATACGGCTTAATTTAATCCGTGTGTCACTCTAACACTAAACTTAATGGATTAAGTGAAGTTTTTCAATGAAACCTATGAGATCTTGATGTGACATACTATCCATACCTCTGGTAATATCTATCGCACGATCATCTTCAAACCCCATCAGTATGAGCCTAAAACGCTCTTCTGCATCAAAGTTATCGCGTATAATTTTAGCCACGCGTTTTGAGGATATCTCACTTTGATAATCATTCACATCTAGCGTCATTGTGATATAATCCATCATCTTCTATACCTTGATATAGACGCGAAAGCTTTAAGCCTTAATTTAAACTTGCTGGATTCTTTCCGATGGTTTCTCTCTGAAATAGAGGCACACAACCGATTGCCCCGTGAGAGCCGTTACATATTGCTCGTTGCTATACACAAATGAGATATCAAAGGAGGAGACGGGCATCGGTTGCGAGTTGTTGAGATCCAAGAAGATAAGGTTCTTGGGTTCGTGATATATTCTTCCCGTCTCAACTTGTCCGTCGAATCTTGGTAGATGGGCGATGATAGATGAGCGATTACCCACCCTCGCATTGACCGACTGCTGAGACATATTTTCCAGCCTCACAAACATAGAGCGACTCGCCAGAAGCCTCGGGACGCTATCCGAGGTGAAGGTGCGTTTCAGAGAAGGTGGGGTTCCTTCGGTAAAGTTTTCTATGGGTGATGCCGTGAATCCTAACAGCTTACTTGTGTTAGCTCCGTAACTTGGTTTATACACTTTGCTTCTTATGGTGATAAGCTTATTGACCCCCGACAATGATGGATTGGCACCCGAAAGTATCCCTCCCCAAGTGTAATAGAAAGCCCACAGATTTTCTAAATCACCAACATCATTCCAAGGACCGCTTGATTCGAGAAGGTTGGCAAGAGATAGTTCCCCCTCCAATTCCACAGAGTTATACCACGAGACCTTTTCCTCCTCATCTAGTAGGATCTGCGACATCAGAGTATCACAATTTAAACATTGTGTATAACCCGATTCATCCATAAACAATGACAAAGGACCCGTTGAGTCAATTTCATCGGTAGCGAGGTAAAGCAGAGGATAGAGATTCCATCGCGATTGATGGACGACCGATAAGTTAGACTCATTGTCAAGGGTAGCATCATACTCATAAAGTATGTCTTCGGTGCCATCGGTTCTTATCATAATGATGGTGATCTGTTGGTAACTCAATACATACTTGACCTTTTCGTAATTGTTGGCGTTGGTGTCAATATCATAACCAGCTTCAACATCTTTGTTTCCATATATCAGCTCAACGGGTTCGATCCCTTTCTTGACTCCTAATATACCGCTATTGTGACAAGTGTGAAACACTTTGAGCTCACCCTCTTTGCGACATACGATATAATCAAAAAAGAAGTTGTCGCTCGGGCCGACTCTGCCTTCGTGAAAATAAGAGGGTTCTCTCACATCCTCCCCGATTGTAGGATCGCGGATGAAATCATTGACGAAGCGTGAAAGACCGACCCCCCAATCTACGCCGTTGTTATTGGCAGTGGTGAAAGTTACCACCAGCTCACCATTATAGGCACTCAAAGGTCTAGATGCAACCACACCGACGGCGGGAGCTACACGAGACGAAATATTGCTCGTAAATTCGCCCGATTCAAACGAAAAGTTCTGATATTCTCCCGTAGATGATATACCCTCACTTAACTGATCGATGATCTCTTCATTGGCGGGGAGTGTCAGAGTTGCATCATCATCTTGATCGTATTCAATAGAGTAACCCTCAAACTCGTTGCTTGTGGCGTTCCTCACAACGGAGGTCGCGATCAAGTTCCGGAGATTCGGGTGAAAGATATTATCATTCATCGCAGTTTGGAGCTTTGTAGCGAGTTCCTCGGCACTCACCTCCACAATGCTATCTCTTCGCCCTTCGTAGATAGGTGTGCGGATAGGGAATGAAGTAGAGTTCCTAAAAATAGTCTGCCCGATTTCATCGTCAATAGTTACCCCAAAATACTGATACAACACTTCATCGCCACCCGATAAGGGCACCGAGCCATCAAGGTTGTATTTACACGATTGAAGGGCGACTTGGGCGTTTTTGGGGATAACATAGGTGCTACTCAGAGCGTTGCGAAACGAGTAGGGTTTGTAGATATTCTGAAAGGTGGCCGTCGTGGTCGCGTCACTATCTTGATTACTACAAACGACAAGGGACATTTTATAAATATAGACCAGTATTTTTTTCCAATATAAAAATAATACTAGAAAATGGATTATACCGAAGACACCCCCTCCTACCGAAAGGTCGCACCCATAAAGATACCTCCTAAAACCGATAAAAAGATCAATCCCGAGAAGATATTTGAGGGAGGTGCCAAAGATCCAAAAAAACCTAAACAAGGAAAACAAAAAAAGAAAGCCCCAAAAAGAGTTAAATACTAGAAATCATTTCTATACATCTGTTATTTATGGTTCGCAAATATTACGATGACCCAATCCAAAACGAGAGGTTCATCAGACTTTATGAAAAGAAGATGTATTGTTGCCACGGCATCCCCAACTACCATCGGTGTAGTTTCTGTATAACCGAAGCCCGAGATCGTCAATACAAGGAGTTTCGCCAATCCATCAAAGGGGAGGGCTTCACTACATTTGGCGACACCTTTGATAAGGAGAGCCGTTGCTTCCATTCAGAAGAAGAGTTTGATACCGCGGAGTTTGGGTTACTCAGAAGAAGCGAATCTTTTGAGGATTTAAAAAAACAATATCACGAGTTAGCCAGAATGCATCATCCCGACAAAGGAGGTAACACCGAGATCTTTCAAAGGCTCAGTAATCTATATGATGAGCTAAGGAGCGTCTTCTGATGCTACATCAAGGAAGCCTTCCTCGGGCTCGGGCTCGGGCTCCTTTTCTTGTGGAGGAGGTTTCTTGTAAATATCGCATTTATCAAGACCATTCGCGATCGATGGGATAGCCACATCGTAATCCTTAAACTTAGTTTTGAAATGGGCGATAATATCCTCGCCTATTAGCGGTGACTGCTCTATCAATCGGTCATACTCCGCACGACATATATTTAGAAAATCGTGGCACGAAGATCGGCGTGAGTGGTCTAGGGCTAACTCTATTTGAATGTTTCTCCCCAACTTACTCCACGCCACACCCGAAGACCGATGGCTCTCCATTTGCTCCACCACTTTGAGGAATGTCTGTAAAGTTGAGAGTAACCCCGCGAAAAGATTTAAACCTCCAACAATCGCCTTAGCGGTGTTTTCGTCCTCTTCATCAACATAGGAGCTCATACCAAAATTGGCGGTTCCCGTAAGAGTGGATAACACGATCACGGGGATTGAAAACAGATAATATCTCTTTCGATACTTTTTCTCGCTTTTATCGTGTAACCAACGATAACATCCCGCTTTTTCAGACCATTCTGCCAAAAGGTTCTCGGCTTCCTCCGTCCAAAACTCGAGATGTGGGTCTTCGTCGTCTAATACTGACATAGTATAGGATATTTTATTTTTTTAAAATTGGGCTGATTTTTTAATGTAGTTACCCGTATAAACAATGAGTAGCTATTGGCGTCCCGATAATGTAGTTCAAGTTGGTGAGAGCAAAGTGGAGATCCCCGCGGAGAATGGGCTGAGTTACTCGGGAGGCGGTAAGGTGTCATTGTTCGTGCCACCGAGCGTAGAGTTTATGGACGGCAAAAAGTCATTTCTTCAATTTGATCTTAAGTTGGGCTTACCCGCTGGAAAGCAACCCACTCTTCTTCAATTAGACCACGCGGGGGGTGGTATCATCATCAAAAATATGCGGATCTACGATGGCACTCGCGGAAACCTTATTGAAGAAATCAACGAATACTCATCTCTCCTAGCCTTGAAGTATGATTACGACACCGATGATTCAGCTCGATCTTTGAGGGCGATGGAGGAGGGTGGCACAGCTCACTCGGTCAAAAACCAAGGCACTCTGGGTAACATTCGCTCTGAATATACGGATACTTTTACCAATCCTTACTTTAAGGTCGGTGCGGGAAAAACGACGGGCTCGGCTATGAGCGATGCTGATTTCACTACGGCGAAGTGCTGTGTGCCTCTCCACGCGGGTGTTTTTACGGGAAAGATGTTCCCCGTGATGATGAGTAATGGTCTGTATATTGAGCTGGATCTCCAACCCGCATCTCGCGTGATTAAGCAGTTGGATAGTGTTCTTCTTGATCGTAAGCTTCAACTTAACGCGATCTACCACTCGCTCAACGGCTCGAATGATGCTCCCGATGACTGGGCGGATGGAGCTGCAACCGATGTCTTTTATGTCACGAAAGATAATCAGCTACAAGGCGGTGATCGCGTCAATGCCTTCCCGTTTGTGGTTGGCGAGAGTATCAACTGGGTCAAGGATGCCGACATCACCGTGAAATCCACTCTCTCGGTTCCGTTCATCATTAGTGAAATAAACGCGTGTGCGACAAATGGTTTGATTGAGGTGAAGAGTGCCACCCCAGTCACACAAAATACGGGAGAGGCTATCACGGCGAGTGCGTGGCGTATCTACTCCATCTCGGCTTGTGAAGAAACATCCTACGATGTATCTTACACGATGAGTAATGTCAATCTGGTAGCTCACAAGGTTGATTTAGACCCGAAGTTTAAGGCGGGGATGATGGCAAAGATCCGTGAGGGCAAGGCGATTGAGTTTGATATCCACTCGGTAACCAACTACAAAAACTCTTTACTCGCGAGTGATCGCCAGACCTCCTTCCTTATCCACGCCTCCAACTCTCGGGCGAAGTCTCTGTTAGTTTCTCCGACTGATTCAACTATCTACACCTCCGCCCAGCTGGTTTCGGCATCGGGGACATACTCCATCGCGGAGAATGAAGCCGATATCACTCTCAATAGCAATCGCTCGGGCTATGTGGGTTGCTGTGACTTCTTGTCATCGGTTCAGTATCAAATCAACGGAAAGCTTGTGCCATCTCGCCCCGTCGGCACAAAGAAGTGTGCCACGAGAAACTCGGTGGATGCCTTCCATCTCTTTGAATTGGAGAAGTCCCTTGACAACGCTGGGGTTACCCCGCGATCTTTCACGAAGTTCCTCGATAACTGGGTTCTTGGACGAGGCTTTGCCATCGGTGCGGGTGTGATGGATTTACGCGACAAGGATCTCTCTGTTCTCCTAAAATATGAGGAGACCTCGGCTCCGACCAAGCCCAAGATGATAAACTCTTTTGTGTTTCACATTCGTCGCCTAATTATGCGAGGCTCGGGCTCAGTGGAAGTGGTTATGTAAGCCTTGCGACCCTTAGGGTAATAACTTTTTTTAGTTATTTTGTTTTTTGTTTTTTAATGCTACTCATCGTATAAAATGAGCACTTCGCGTTATGTTTCTGTTCGTCCCGATAATATTCCTAGCGATGGCAAGATTAGCTTCAAGAATGGATTCCCAATCTTATCCTTTACCATTCAAGCCCAAGCGGGTATCCTTGACACCAAGTCCATCCGTCTTTCGGGTGAGCTCGCAGTTTTCAAGGATAACGCCTCTCCACCAACGCCCGTCGTTGATACCGATGCGGGAGATGACCGCGTAACTATGGATAATCGCCTTGGTATCTATGGTGTGATGGATCAGTTGATTATTCGTCACAACCGATCGAAACAGATATGCGAGCATATCCGCCACTACCCCCGCTACCTCTCAACTTACCTCGGGCTTGGCTCCTCAAAGCAAGATCTCCTTCACCCGCTCAACGACACCGCCTTGATTATGCCCGATCCCGAAGTGTTTTTTGACACCGTCGTTGCTAATGATGCAGCGGTCGCCTCCGCGGATGTCAAAAAGGATTTCTCGTGTCACCTTCCGTGTGGTTTCTTGATGAGTGGCAATAGCATCAACTTGATGGAGACTTCCTTTGGTGGTCTTCAAATTGAAATCCATCTCGCTCCCGATAGCAACGCTCTATTTAACGAGGGCGGTGTTGTGACAAATATCTTGGACGCTCACTATCAGCTGAAAAATCTGTCACTGGACTTTGAGGTTGCGGATATCCCCGCCGATCAGATGGGGGCGATGGCTGGTGAGACCGCGGGTCAGTTAGAGTTTAACACCATCACCTCTCTCTACACGAGCATCAACTCCACAAACGCTCAGCTTCAATTCTCGCTGGGTCTGAAACAGCTCCAAAGTATATTTATGAATTTCTGTCCTTCCTCGCACATCAACACACTCGCCCAGAATGGTTATGCCACGACCTATCCCTCGAAGAGTGATGGCACTCTGGCTCACTTCAAGCGGGTGCAGTTTCTACGCGGTGGCGTGAAGTATCCTTGCGAATATGACATCGTCACGAATATTGATGCTGATGCTCAGACCGCCGTGGTTGATCCGCAACTCCTCAAATCCTTTGTGGATTCTGTTATCCCCGAATATCTCGTGGATCGTTGCTCTGTATCTACCCTCAATAACACTCGTGCCTACAATATGGGATCGGGCACAGATTCCTACAAAAAGCTGAGCGATGGCGGTGCCCTTTTCGGCATAGGTCAGAAATACTCACAATTCAACTCTGGCCAAGACTTCTCGCGTCTTCAATGGGGCGTATCTCTTGATAGCGATCTGACGGATGACTCACCCCAGTCGGTCTTTATCTACGCGAAGGCTAGGGCGGTTCTGCTGTGGTCTCCCAACGGAATCCAGCTCCTCCAATAATTTCGTAAAAACTATCCGTATTTTTATGTAAGCCTCCAATAATGCCTTGGAAGTATCTAGAAGACGCAGATCTCTGTCGAGAGATATTTGAAGATCTCCCCCCACTTAGCGTGACTAATATCATAGAAGTCGCCATCATTCGACAAAGACTAAAAGATAGCAAAAAGCTCTTGGAGCTCTTTGATGCGATATGCGAGATGGCGGATCGCTCATTTCCCGAGAAGCCTACTAGATGAGATTACTTGAAGGTATAATCACTCCGAGCAAACTTCTTTCCTTTTCCACCGCGAATATCTGAGCCTCCCGTGGTGTTTTCTTCAAACCACGCGGGATACACGAAATACTTTTTGATACTCTCTTCATTTGCGATCATAATATCAATCGCTCGATATCTCTCTTTATCCATTATTGTTACATACATCTCCATCGCAACTTGCCAAGTTGGGATGTAGTAAGCCAAGCAACACATCACCTTAAACTTGCTCGGATCAACGAGATTGAGCCCACACACGAGATCGGTCTCAACATCGGGTCGGTGGAGCTTTTTGGTGATCTGGGGGGCAACAAAGAAGCCCCCGAGGTATGTGATACCATCGTCCATCAATCCCTCCATATGCTCTTCGCGGAGATAGCCCAAGGCATCATCTTCAAGGATCACCACCTTATCCAGCTTATTGGTGATAATGTGTCGCCAGAGGTTTATGTGCGAGACCATACACGCGATCTTACTCTTGTGTTGCGGAGTGTATCGGACATTGTGATAGGATATCATCTTATCGATGAGATGACTTTCGGGACTAATTTCCTCCCTAGGAGTGGCTCTCCACCGAAGGTATCCTTTCCGACCCGCCCAATACTGCCATCTATCGGGACGCGAATCAAGATTGATAACAAACTTAGTAATCATTATCTATGGCTCTGAAAAAAAAGCTAGCGAGAATATTCTCAAATGTTTTTTTCTATATCAACGATTTATTATTATTTATGGATCATAAAACAAATATAATACACTACATAACTATGTCTATGTCTGTTCCTCCTACCGAAACCGCTGTTGGTGCCGTAGAGCAAAAGTATCGCCCCGATGTTCCTAACTTTATGAGATTGGGAAGTGTTCCCGCAAATTATTTGCAAGAAATGGAAACAGATCTGTTAGAGCCCGTGGTCTTCTCGGATGGCTCTGGTTCTACCGTAGATGGCTTTGTGAGGTTTCAGCTTCAACAGAAGGGTTTCCTTCATTCGCACTCCAAGCTGTTTGTCGCCTTGACCCCTCCCGCTGCACTGACGCGGGCGGTGCTTCCACCGAATATCGGCATTGGCTCCGTTGTCAAGAAAGCCGTCTTGAAGGTTGGCAACAAGGTGTTAAATGAGATTAGTGATTGGGATCATCTTCACGCATTCCATTCCACGAAGATATCCAGCGAAAACAATGTTGAGCGTGAGCTCTACACAACGGGGAGATATATGCAACTTCAACTTAATCGCGAGACGGGTGTTTCACCCACTACCACTGCGGTCGGTATCTCGGTGATGACCTCCCGCGATGCCGAAATCGCTGACTACGCAACCCACGAAGGTCTTCAGATGCCATTTGCGATCTTTGATGGTCGTGCTCCTACTGAGTGCCCCTCCTACGCGGTGGATTTGTCAGACCTCTTCCCCTTCTTGAAGGTTCATCAGCTTCCTCTGTATATGATGGACGAGCCCGTCACAATTGAGCTGACACTCCGCCCACCCGTGGGTCACCGCCTTGTTCGCGTGACTGGCACCGCGGATCAGAGTATCGCTATCGATCGCACCGAGTTTAAGTTTTGTGCCGATTATGTATTTTACGGAGCTTCTGATGAAATGGAGAGGTTTGCTGAGGCAAATAAGGTCTTGACATTCCCGTTTGTGGATTATCGTGCGGTCACAACGACCGTCAGTCAAGCATCTCTTCAAACCGAGAATGTTCGCAATCTGGGTATGGCTTCACGCCTCGTTAGCAAGGTGATCACAATGTTTAACGCCGACCGAGCGGGTGAAAATAACATTCTGCTTAATACGGGAGCGTTATCCCCCGCAATCGCGACGGGGCAACCCGCGGGTTTCTCCTACAATATCCGATACAACGATAAGTTTGAGTTCTCGACAAATGTCACAAACCTCGCGAGACTTTACTCGCTTCTCCAGAGGGCGGAGCAGATGGTCTTTGTATCTCGCGATGAATATTCATCGGAGGGCGGTGGCCTTGATGGTGGCACCGATAACAAGTTTGAAGGAAAGGCTCAGACCGAGTTTAGGGGACGCTTCTTCTACAACTCCACAAAGCTCACGGGTGGTCGCGTTGGCTCCCGAGGCATTGAGCTTCATCTTAAATCCGATGAGCATCGCGACGCGGTAACAACTCTTAGAAACTTCTGTGAATATATGCGATCGGCTTCACTTGAAGGAGGTCGCATTGATGTCTTTAACCTCTAATCTGCTTTCTTGGTATAAACCAGCTCAGCCATTCCCTTGGAATGCATCATCATCTTGCTATCCTTATCTTTTTCATCATTGACATCGGCATATTTATCGGAGAGGTAAATCTTGCGGATCATTGTGCTACTAATCTTTTTACCGATAAGCCTCTGGCTCTGCTTTGTGAGTAATTGAGAGATCGCGTTGCGACTCATATCAAACATCACATCGCCGTTTTTGATACCCATAAGTCTCATATACATTCTGATAATAGGTTTCAGATCTTCGGGCACTTCCATCACATTCTCCCCATACTTCTTGGAGGTCTTATACACATTATACACAAACCTCATATTCTTGGGTTGATTCACGAGATAGTTTCGTGCCTCCTTATCCTCTTGTGTGAGCTTCTTGTAAGTGCTCTGGTTGATGACTCGCATTCCACTCATATCGTTCCGGGTTGGCAGACGCTTCAACATACTAAATATCACATAAGCCCTCAACTGACTAATCTCCTTTTGAATGAGCCGATCCTTTTTCTTGAAAGGAGCGACTTCCTTTTTGAGAGCTTCCAGCATCCCATCAATCTCCTCCATACTGGCGAAGTTCTTCTTTTGTTTTTCAGAGATAACACCCGTCTTGTTTTCCTCCACATAGCGTTCATTAAGAGCATCGCGAGTCGTGGAATAATTAGAGATAAGATCGGTCATCTTGTTATCCTTATCGATCGCCATCAGAAACACGATGATCGCATTCAAGATGTTTCTCTGTGTGGTGTAATGTAAGTCTTTCATCAAGTCCCGCACCTCGGTGGGCTTTTTCAAGAAATCATAGGAGTCCGCCCCCGCCCTCTCACGGATCTTTTTCAAGTTGGCTTCATACTGCGTGATGCTTGAAAGCCTCAGATTGGGTCGTGCGAGTTGTATCAATCCCCGAATGTCCTCTGGATCCGTATTCATCTTATACACCTAGTCTAGATTTTGTTTTTAAATATTAAACTCGTCAAATTTCTGGATATACTCATTAAAAACATTCACTACATCTGTGACTTGGGTATGAGTTACTCGGTTGATGCTCTTGACTTGTTCGTGAAAAACGGCATCATCTCCTCGAAACTGATCTTCAAACTCCCAGATATACTTACCCGTTGAGAGCGACCACACGATAAAGCATCGCTTCCCTTCTTGGCGAAGCTTCAAATACTTCTTATACTTCACGGAATCAAACATCAGTGAGTCATATCGGCCGAAGGGGATATTCCGTTGCTTGTGTTCTACGCAATACTTTTCATTAAAAAAGTCAAAGTTGGCATAAGGGTTCGGATCTTGGGTTAGCTCACCAAACTTAGTTTCAAGGATAGGTTTCACGATAGCTTCGGCTTTCTTGCCATATTTTAAATCATCACGGATGCGTCCCATTTATAGATGGGCGTTAGAAAAAAACTTACATTAAAACGCGAGGGCGAGGCTTATTGATAATCTATTCACTATAATTTCCTAGTCCGTGCAAGTGTTCCTCCTCCACGTCACCATCTTCACCCTCCATCATAACCTCCCACTGATATTCCTCCGCAGATGTGATGGGCGTGTATTTGCATTTGCCTTTCCGATTCAAGGGATAAAGCTTATGGTCTCCCTTTGAGAGGCGGAGATGGCTCTTGATTTTTTGTAGGAGGTTTTCTGATGTGTCTTCATATCCACCAAAACACATCCATCGATCACCCATCTCGTCGTAGGTATAGCTACTTTGACAATCTTCAAATAGGTCTTTGCGATACATAGGGATATATCTCAAACATTTCCGATATAGGTCTTTTTTCACCATCTGTTCGAGAGCCAATTTCTCTTTCAACACCTCGGCATACTCGGCGTTAAGCTTATCAACGACATTTTCGCAGAATTGTTCCCAATCACACTGAGCCATTTTTTCTATGCTGTATGTTGTTGAGAAAACTTTAAGCCCCTATCAAATTTCGCAACGCGAATCGATTAGTCCTCAAAGATCTTTTTCAGTGCTTCATACTTCTCGGCTATCTTGCGGTTTTGGTCTGATTCTTGCAACTCCAGATCCATCTCCGCTCTTGACAACATAGAAAACATCATCGTGTTTATGTTCTGGTGAAATAATCGTAAAGTGCGAATCTTATCCCGTGTATCCGCATCCTTACACAACTGACCGATGCTACGATCAATCGCGTCAATCTGTTTTTGTAGTTTCTGTTGCTCTTCTGTGTATCCGTCCATTTTTTCTATGCTGTATGTTGTTGAGAAAACTTTAAGCCACTATCAAATTTCGCAACGCGATTAGTCAAAGGTCAAAAGTATCTCGCCCCGATTGATCGTAAGACGACCCGCAAGAGTCTGTTGGGTATAGACCTTATCTTGAAGCTTTCTCTGGACTTGTGGAGATATAATAGGATGAAACTGATCTTCAACTCTCTCGTATTTGTTGATGAGCTTACACGCACGACGCACCGAGGGGATATCTCCGTAAGCCTTGATATAATTCAGATCATCAATAATCTCTTGCTTTGTGTTGTAGTGGTTTGACAGATTGATATTGTATCCCAGATTACAATACGAGATAATGTGCTTACATATCCGCATAATGTCTCCCTTCTCCTTGACACTCAGAGACTTTTTAGGATTCTTACTCCGTAAGTATATACGAAGGTCGGCGTAGCCTTGTATCTTATACACATTATCGGTTTGAAACGGCGTCTGCTGTTCTCGATTCTGGAGGAGCTCTATGAGCTTATCTTGAATGCTCTTCTTGTTATCTTGATGCGAGAATACGACTCTCAAATCGAGAGTATTGATGAGATCGATAAGATCATTTTTAGAATGGCTCTTTTCTATGACAACAGACATATAACAGAGTAATCAAAAAAATATCGGTATTTATACTTCACGACTTCAATACATCTTTACGATTACACGAATGACACAAAACTCCGCGGACTTGCCCCGTTTCGTGATTATGGTCTAGGCTACGCGAAGTTTTGGTGCGTTTTTTATCATCTGTCAAAACAACTCCGCAAAACTCGCATTTTTCAGTCGCTACAACATTCTCATACAAAGCATCATAATCATCTGACATAATGCCTTGATATTTCCAACTTCCGATACGATATGCCTTTTTCCCTTCGGGTGTATGGCGGTAGTCCTTCTGATACTCCCTATGATATTCTTCGAGTTTCTCCTTATGTTTCTCGTGATATTGTCGGTGGTAATCCGAGAGTTTCTCTTTATTTTTCTGGCGATATTGTCTCTGATATTCGCGATATGCTTCTGGATCTTTATGAGGCATTCTTTTCTTTACGAGTATATAGACGCAAGTGTTTAAGTCCTCATAACACTTGCGATCATCGTCAAAACATCCACGATCGTGAAGGTTTCCTTATCTTTGCTGTGGT